ACCCACGTCGACTTACTTTCACGGAATACGGCACCGGGAAACGCTTTGGGATACAGTTGTTTCGACTTTGATATGAGTTCAGTCAATTCATCGAGAGTACGGCGTAAAAGAAGCCCACGGTGATTTGGGTTATGACAATAGCGGAGAGGATCAGCAAGAAGAGCGAAACTCTTTCCGCCGCCGGCCGCCCCGCCATATAGCACATCCTGCTCTGGAGCACTGAGAAACTCTTCTTGAGGTCCCGCATTGGGTTGAAAGACAACCTCAGACTCGCCAACGAGATCTTGAACAGCTTTAGGTAGTACATTCACGTCTCCTTGGTCGATTACACGTGACTTTTCGCCCTTTAGGGCTGTTTCTACCTTCGAGGCGGCTTTTTCTCTTATATTTGCTCGGTACGCTTGTTTACTTGCGGCGGCTTTCTTTCTTTCCGCCTCTTTCTTTGACTTTCTGATGCTCGCTTGAGTCGCTCGACGGGCTTTTTCCGCCGTAGAGAGGTGGTAGCGGCTTTTGGGTGCATTTGGGTCTTTTTTTGGGCGTCCGCGACTTCGCTTTGGAGCGGTCGCGTCCGTATCCTTAGTCTCTTCCGTCATAAAATCTCGGATTGATGTACATTTTTTGCTCTAAATCTGGTAACTCTTTCAGGTTCTCACAGATGTAAGCATCAATTTGAGTAGCTCCCGCTTGGACAGCGGCCCAGTACCGGTTGTTCCCCGTATGTACATAATACTTTGTGTATTTCTCGGGTTTTTTGTCTAAAATTCCGTGGGGTACTACGATAATCGGGTTAATTAGTCCACGTTCTTTAATAGAATCGAGCACTTCTTGCTTAATCTTTGGATGAAATGTGTACAGTGGGGTTAGTTCCTCGAGAGGGAGAGTGTTTATCTCTCGACCTAACGGGTTATTCTCCGCCTTCCAGTACATCTACAACCATCTCTTTCTTCGGGGGGAGTAATACCACGCCATGTACAGCTTGGACGTTGACGTTGTGAGTCTCCTGCTTGCCGAGTCCAACCCGATTGAGGAGAGACTCCGCGGCTTGCAACCGTATATTATCTCCACGCTCAATTTCCGGTGCATCAATCGTTTGTACAAGCTTATTTGCGGCCTTGAGAGCTCCACCTGCAAGAATATTCCGTGCACCTTCGATAATTTCGTCGGCAAGAGACTCCTTGAGGTGGCCGATGGAACCTTGCGAGTAACCAGACACTTCGCAAGCCCTCGAGAAGTTACCTCCGTTCTCGAAGAGTGCGGTAAGGAAAGCTTGTTGTTGGTCGGAGAGTTCACGTTTCTTCCGTTGTTGAGGGAGGAGGTTCATGGCTTATCACATATATGTGTTAAAGAAGGGGGAGATTACCCCCTATTGGAGGTACTTATGTGCATAAAAAGTAAATATCCTAACGTATTAGGCGCATAAAAGTGGAATGGGGTGTACGTGGGGGCCCGTGGTCTCGGAACTTTGGTTCACATGGACTATAAAAGTTGATTTCCCCTGCCATTTCGGCCCCGGTACACCCCCATTATGGGTACCGTTGGTTAATTCTGTCAACATAGTAACAAAAATAAAATAAAAAATTTACGTAGTTTGGGTTGTGGGGGATTGACAAGTGCGAATCTGGACAGTACAATGGGATTGTAAGCCCGCCGGGGTAAACCCATATACTACCCCACGCTTACCGCCCTCCCCATAGCCCTAACAGTATCCCCTGCTGTTGGGGCTTTTTACTTTCATACACTCCGTTTCCCCCCTGTTCCCCCAGTAGGTAGCAAAGTCGACCCCGTTGGGGCCGTTGGGGCCGTTGGCTTCCCGTTGGTACCCCCAATAGGTAGCAAAGTCGACCCTCTGTGAAACACCTCCGTGAAACACAATAGTAAAACCATAAAAAATATGGGGGAGTTGCTAGCACAGGTACCACCACCCCCCCGTGTCCCTTGCCCTCCCCACCTAGGGGGCCATTTATTTTCCATCAGTGATCCGCCAATACTCCCCTCGGTCTCTCCGCTGTGCTACTCGCAGGTAATACCAACAGGTAGCAAAGCCGGACACCCGCATATTTTCTGGTTAAGCCCCCCACCATTGCCGCCGGTCATTTCAAATTGAGCCCCGTCGAGGCCGAGATACCTAGCAATCCCAGACACCCCAAAAAACCCCTATCCCCACTGGCGGTAAGACCTTGGGTATTTTTCTTGGCTTACCGGCAAGTAGCAAAGCAACACCCAAAAGGCGGGCAAAAAAAAGCCCCCAGTTAAGGGGGCGAAGATGAGGGATTGGTTAAGCCTTAGAGGCCTTCGGACGTACCGACAATTGCGGCGGTATCCATACGGCCGAGAACACCGGCGAGATCCTTCGCAAACTTCACGCGGTTCTCCGATACGTAGGTATCAATATGGCCGGTCTCTTCGTTGCGTGTAGACCATCCGACAGTGTCAACGATGCGCTTGAGTTCGTTGAGTTGCTCGGCTGTAAAGTTCAAGGTTGTTTCAGTTTTCATCTTGGTTTCTCCCCGTTAGATGAGTTTAAAGTTTTGGTTATCGGAAACCCCGTCCCCGATGGAGTTGAGTATAACCACACCCCGCCGCGTTTTCAAAGACCCGAGGTGGTTCTTGTGTATTTGCCATTGCATTTGCGCGATGGTCTTCTCGGATACTCCCAAGATCCGTGCGAGGTTCTCCCGATGCATCGCGCCATACTCATTAAGCAGTGCCATCATGCGGAAGTGCTTGGGCGTGATCCGTAGGTTGTTCTTGTTGGGCTTGATGGTGTCGACAGCGCGGACAAGATCCGCGGCCTGATCCTTGTTGGATACCGACTGGTCATATAGGCCGTCCAGTTTCTCGACAAGATCCGAAAGAAGCTCCTGCACCTTCTCGACGCGGTAGGTCGTTGCGTTGAGGTCGGTGCGTAGTGTGCCAAGGTCGTTCTTAAATTCATCAAAAGTTTTCATATGTTTCATCCTTACTTTACGAATTTTGCGATGATTATGAGGATTAAGAGAATCCACATAAGCTTCCAAACATTAGCAATGAGCTCACTCATGCGGCCTGTTCCAATGCGAGCCAGTGTGGCGACTCGAGGACGTTCCGCACCTTGGCTTCCCGTTGTAGGCGCACCCGATGAGGATTGGACGTTGAGCGGCCAGTTTGCAGTTCGATGATTTCTCCCCGCTCGTTCTCCCGCTCCCAAGTCTCGTCGACGTGGGTTGCCCAATGAGTCAAGGCGTTGTATCCCGCCCACATACTCGAACCGAGCTCCCGTTGTTCCTCTTTGAACCGGTGGTTCATGTAGTCAAGAAGCCGGCCGTTAACCCGTGCGTTTCGGTCGGTCGATAGCTGGGCGGCCTCCCCTCCCTTCTTGCAAATGGTTTGCTCGAGGATTTCAACCCACTGGGACGGGTGCAGGTCGATGGTTTTCCATGCGTTCATCTGGTCACGGTGGGACGTGAACATACCGAGCCCAAGAGTAGACTTCGCGATCATCGCGGCGACGCTGAGATTCGCAGTGTGCTTCCGCTTTTGGTGGTAGGCCTTCTGGCCGCCAAAGACGCAGGTATTACGGCAGTAATCCCGATAAGCTCCCGAGAACACTTGAAACGCCCACGACATATCGACGGAGTTGATAATGTCGGCGCGGGCTGTAATCCCCTGACCCTTCCCGTCGATGTCGAAAGTGAGGTCGTTGAAGTAAACAGCGCGAGTTGCGCGGCGGCCATCGTCAAAGATCCGGTCGACGACTGTCAGGTTGTCGTGCGGTAGTTCGCGGTTGTTGTAGATACTGTTGGCTTGTTCCTGAAACGCCAAAGCATGGTCCACAAGCTTGTAGGTTTTGGCGACTGGCGGCGACTCCAAGAGTTCGCCAGTTCGGGAGTTCTCGAGCCCATAGTATCCATCTAGCAGACGGCCGTTGCGGTCGTATAGTGGCGTCTTATGTACTGAGCCGAGCTCCGCGAAAAAGTCAACGTTGAGTGGGTTGCTGTGCGTAAATTCCAAGCCGCCTTGGATACGCTGAGCGGTTCGCTCTGGGTTGTTTACAATCATGTTCATGGCTAAAAGCCTCCTTAAGATCCGGTCGGCCTATCCGATCCGGTGACGCAATTATATAACGGACGCAAAGAACCAGATCAAGAAAAGAACGAAAAAAGTTTCCGTCA